GTAATTTTCATTTTGCTATGGTTATAATTAGTACTAAAAGTAATAGTATCACCATATTTGGCTATAATTGGTTTTTTAATAGTTTCAACTATTGAATCGATCATATTCATCATGTATAAATGGTTTGGATTGGTTCCTTCTAATTCTGTTTCAAAACGAATATTACCCAAAGCTGTATTACTGATTAATTTCATATGATCAGTAACAAAGAGAAGTTTCTTTTTGGAACCATCAGGATATTTATAGTTAACATACCATCGTGTAAATGTTGGCAGTGATGTATTTAGTGGTTTACTACTTTTTCCCTCTTCAATTGTAATATGATCCACAGAATATTGATTATCAATAATGGCATATTGCAGACTCATTTGTTTATTATTCAATTTGTATTTGTATTTTGTTTGTAGGGATTATATTATCAATTTTTTATTTTGTCTTTCTTCTAGTTGTTCTCTTTGTTGCCTTTTTTGTGGGTCTTTTTTGTTTACTATTTGCCTTTTTCTTTTGTTTTTCCTTTTCCCTTTTAGCCTCAATAATTTTTAGATCTTTACTGATTGCCTTTAATTGATCAAGTGCTTTTTTAAGATCTTTCTCAATTTTCCCCTTTTTGACTTTATCTTTTTCTTTTTCAAGTGAAGCTGTTAATTTTTTCTTTCTAGCATTTATTTCAACATGTTTCATCATAAGATTTTCCCTTGTTGCTGGTTTACTTTTTTGTTTCTGAGCAGCCTCTAAAATCTTAGGGTCAATACGTTTGAGACCATAGTAACGCACTTGAGACTTTTCAGCACATTCCATCATTGAACCGAGCTTTTTTCCCTTAGGAACTTTTGTGACTCCGCAGTGTATATCTGACATCTAATAACTTATATCTGTAAATTTTATTTATCATTCATGAGAATGACAGATAAAATAAACACACTCGGAGTGGTCTATTAGGCAGACAGCTTGAGCAATGCAGATGATGACGATCCAGTAGACTTGACAAGTTGCCACTTGGTAACACCAGTATGTGCTACACCCTCATAGTTGCCATGTCCAACAACCACAACCAACTTTGTCAGTGCAACATCAATAAGTGCTTCCTCAATCACACGTTTCCACTCAACATCCAACGCACTAAATGGCTCTTCTAGCAGTACAATGGGTGTGTTGGCAGTCAGGGCCATGAAGATTTGGACACGCTGTTCTTGTCCACCACTGCCATTACTCCCATTGCCACCAATATTCTCCAAAGTTGTCAGACCAAACTTTTCAGCCAGAAGAGAATGTTGTTTCTTGTGTTGGTTGATCACCTCCTTGCTAGGCATAGGCACACCCTCATTGATCTGCTTCAGAATGTACACCAAACGCCACCGATCAGCAATCCCAATCTGACTGATGTCAACATCGTCAAACAGAATCGTTCCACTTTCTGGCTTGTTGAAAAACAGTTTCAGGAAACTGGATTTGCCCCCACCATTTTCACCGGTGATGTAGTGGAGTGTTCCCTTTTGCAACCGAACATTCAGACCAACAACAGGGTTCTTTTTGTCATCTCTCAACGATGGAATGAAGATGTTGGTGTAGTATGCCATCGTGACATCCACAAAAGTGATCGTGGTGACATCTGTCTTTGTGACAGTTGTTTTGGTTTCCATCTGATGGCGTTTAAGGCATGTCAACAGATGCTCAAACTCGTCCAACAGATAGATTTTGTTCCACTTGTAGAGTGCATCCCCGGTGAATCCAATTGTGTACAAAATGGAACTCATGTTCTGAGCAGTTGATCGTGACGATGTTGCTAGAAGCATGACGAAAACGATTGAACTCATCAGATCGATCAGTATTGTGCGCACAATACTGCGTTGTGTCATGTACTTTGCTCGCTCAGCAGATGTCTTGTCCAGATCGATGGTGTGCCCGAGTGATATGCGCATTCGGGTTTCATCTGAGCTGACAAACTCACTGATGACGGTGAATTCCCTTTCAGCCTTGGTGTCCTCATTGTAACCATCTGGATTCTCTGCGTCAAAGACCACATTTTTCCCGACAGTTTTGCCAAACTTTTTTTCGAAGTACTTGGCACACACCCTGAGCAGAATGGTGACAATTACGAAAAGGACACATGTTACCAGAAAGTGCCCAAATGTTGGGAGAATCCAAAGTGCCCACACAGTTGAGATGAACACCTTGTACAGCTGAACAGGTACAAAGTAAACACTCATCATGTTGTACATTTCCCTCTTGCACTTGCTAATCCTTTTGACATTGTGAGTTGTCAGTGTGGTGTTCACGTACAACTCAGCATATTGCAACTGTTGCTGCAGCTCCCGTATGCGTGTATCCATCAGATGCCACGTGACAACACCACTCATCACGTTTGTGCACAAGGTAGTGATGAGGTTGGTCACACCGAACCCGATGCTGCTGTAGAGGTCAAAGTCGTTGATGTCGTAGTACAGTGACTGAACGTGTGTGATCGCGAGTGAAACAACAGGGAAGACCAGCAGCACCACAATTGGCATCAGCTGGAACCCATAGATGGTTTTCAGGCGCCTGCTAAGCACATGGAAACCGGGCCAAAAAGAAGATAGGACAGCGAATGCCCTGGTGAACACTAACTCGTGGCGACTGGCCATTTGAAAATGTCTAAAAGACACTATATTACATGGGATATACAAATATAAAGGATTATCAAATTTTTATTTATAGGATGGATTGATCTGTAAATAAAAACAATAAATATAATTATTTCTACTGTGATACTATAATGAGTAATATTTACGAAGCCGTAAATGGAAACACCCAATATTATGAACTAAGTGCCAATGCACCTGTTGAGGTTGATGGCGATTGTGAAGATTTGTTAGCCTTTGTTTTAGAACGTGAAGATCTGGCTGGTTTAACAAGTGGTGGTCAAGAGGTTGAACATTTTAATGGTGGCAAACCATCATCCCGCAAAACATACAGCCTTGCTCACATGTTCATGTTGCTTGTTGTTGTTGCCTTAATTATTATGTTTCTTTATGTGACCTTTAGTAATTGTGATGGATCAAGTTCATATGCATATAACAACAGACCATCATTTCAACTGTTGTCTCCCGATATAGGACATGATTTTAGAGCAACATTTGTACATTAATAATTTGATTAAATGTAAATTTATTATCATTCATAATAAATTAAATATAAAGTTTTTTTAATATCTTATAATACCTTTTATTCTCAATGTTTCTAGTTTGTGTATATGCACTCTTGAAATAATGTTTCAAAAACACTGCATCATCAAGATCAAATTTAAGACCGGCCATCCAAAATTTATTAAATTGTTTGGCTGGTTTTATTTCTGCAATATCCTTTCTGAGTGGTCTAATGGCCGACATATATTCATCAAATGTTATAGATTCCACACAATGCAAATGACATTTATTCAAAAATGGAATTCTTCTGCAATCTATGATGGTATCAATTCGGGGTGTATCTGGTGTTGGTTTCCATATTTGTTCAATAATTGATTCTAATTTGGGAAACATTTTGCTATTTCTGGGATCATTCCTAAATTCTACATATTTATCTGGTATTGCTGATTTTCTGGGTATTTCTGTTCTACTCAAAGTATCAGTGCTGGATGGTTTGTATGGTGATACATAGATATAGTGTTCTAATTTGTTCATATATGTTTCCCTTGGTCTAATAAATTCAGATGAATCCAATGATGCATGTAATTCTTCTAACATTTTGGGTCCTGTTATGTATTTACCAATTTGTGACAATAATGGTGCTTTATGATATGAGTAAAACCAGATGGGAACATGATTTAGATTTTCTGCCTGATCATTTTTATTGAAGTAAAATTCAAACACCCATATAATCCCTTTTAAATATTCCTTGATAATATCATTCAATTTGTCATTATCAACATCAATATCAATCTTGAAAGCATTTTCATAATATTCCTTGGCACCCTTTTTAAAAGGACATTCTGATAATGTATATCTGTTTCTATCTGTAAATCTTTCATATACTCTCCCAACATTGACCATACCCATTGAATAATCTGAAGCATTTAACAGACCTTCCCATGAACCCATTTTTCTTTCTAGTTCATATGCTTTCAAATCATATTTAGTTATTTCCATAAGGGGATGTGGCAAATTATCATAAATATTTGCCAAATGATAATCACTTGTTGCTGTACTATCTTGTGGTTGCAAACTGAAGCGCAATCTAAATGATCCTGTCAAATGTTTTTCCTTAACGGCATTTGCCATAACAGTTGCACATTTCCAATATAATTTATCTAAATCTTTAACATCTACATCATCAGCCCTAAATCCACCTTCTAATTTGACATAATACATTAATACTTCATCACTAACCTTTATCATTTTTGCCATTAAACAACCTTTAATATATTTTTTAAGTCCCATTTCATTTGGATTGAATTTAACATTTTCCTCAATGAATTTGAAAATTTTGGATGATTCAGTAACATATATTTTAATCTTGTGATATATTTTGTCAGATCCAAATACTCTTTTGAGATATCTATAGTTTTTGTATGTGCCAGACAAATAAGTCTCTGATAAAAGTTCTGGTTCAATGGTTACTAATTGTTCTATTATATTAATTAAATTGTCATAATCCATTTTGTATTTTGTTTCATCTTTGTCTTTGTAAATGAGTTGTTTTATTTTTTTTGTTTTGTTAATCATTGTACAATATATATTCATCAAAGTTGTAACATCATTGCGTGCATCAATTGATTCAATTTTGGGCAAAAAATCATTCCCAAATAGTGTAAATAATAGGGCAACATCCAATGCAACATTTGTTTTATTAATTGATGACTTGTCAATTACATTTTTTTGCACATATGTGAAAATATTATCAATTAATTTGGATATATTTACTGTATCATATTCAATTGATTGCTGATTGAATCTTAAAACATTAAAATCTGTTTTTACATCATTCAAAAATAACATACTTTGAGCAATTATTGTCAGAATAATAACATCTGCATCAGGACTAAATACAACATATGTTCCTTTTGTTTTATTAGAAACAATGTCTTCAATAATTTTTTTTTCACCCTCACCCGGGATATTATGTGTTGATACAATATATTGTGTTAATAGGGGGCATAATGATTTTATTTTTTCTGTTAATTCATCTGATGTCAAAAGAGATGCAACATTATCCATAAAACTTGTACCAGTTGTAATTTTAGATCTATCATGTCCAACTTTGTACATTTCAAATTGTTTTCTGATGGGTGGTAAACTAGGATCTTCATCAATATATTTTTCCCTTAGTTTATGTTTTAGACCTGATACAACTCTTCCCATATATCGTCTCCTTTTTTGTTCAACTATTTTACTCATCTGTGGAACACCATCAATTGCAACATAAATTTTTTTCACCTGATTGCTATCTATTAATTTTGTTACCATGAAAATCATATAGTCTTTTATTCTTTCTAAAGCAATCTCATCTATTTTTTCAGATGTGAAAAAAACTTTGTATGTATCTGGTGTTGCATCTGTTAATTCAAAATTTAGTTTTTTTGCAATATTTATTACATCAACTGTTTGTACATGTGGTGGGCCCAATAATATTGCATATAACAAATGTTGTAATTCATCATCTAGTACTGTTGCAATTGTATATACAATTGAATTGAAATCAATGTGCAACAAATCACAATTCATTTTGGTTTCAAGACCGAGTACAATTCCTTGATTGGTCTTGAGTAAATTATTCTTGGCAATGCTGTTAAAAAATCTTTCTATTCCCATATGATCTGCCTTTGTATATGTTGAGGTTTGAAAATATAATTTATTACTAAGCTTATGTCCTTATCTGATGATTTAATAAAATTGAATAAAAATATATTATCAATTTTTTTAAAAGTGATAACAGAATGAAAAGATTAATCATCCTCAAAGTTTTCATAGTCAGTATATGTTACGGGCAATAAATCAACCATATTTGCATCATCTTCAGATGTGACACTTATTGATTTATTATTAGATGGTCGATATGAATACCATATAAGTCCAACTAATGCTGATAAAATAATAAATAATTTTGTATCATTTTCCAATATGATCCAATTGTATAATAATGTGTGAAAAAGTAATAATGTTGCACCTACATATAATCCAATTTTGATAGCTCTATTTTTGAATTTTTTGTGTTCACTGAATACAGTGATTGCAAGCACAATAGCTAATACACCAGAAACAAAAGTAAGAATTAAATTTCGTTGTACTTTTTCCTTGTATTCAAAATTACTATTAATTATTTCACCAACTTTATGACAAAATATATTATATATTATACCAATAGGTAGACCAATTGCAATATCTGTAACTAAACCCATTATATTATTGTTATTTATAATTTCATAATGAATGCCAAAACAAAATATGGAGGCATATTGTTATGTGGTGCATTTCCACCAGTAATATCAGTTGATCTCCAATCAGTTCCTAAAAATTTTGAAGTGCTACATTTTCCACTGCCATAACAATTGTCATATTTACCAATAACGCCCGTATGATCGTGTGCTGGCATTTCTGCAATTGTTAAGACATGAGTTTCTGCACCACCTACATCATTTAGTGTTCTGGGTGTTAAATTTGTTCCTGAGCCAGCACCTAAAATAAATCTGCTTCTTAGATCTGGTGTTCCATTTGTACCATCACATATGGCCCATCCAGTTGGTGCAGTTGATCCAGTCCAACTGACAATAATTCCTCTTGGCAATAAATTAATAGTTGTTGCCATAACAGAACGAGCAGTAAGTACATCAGCAGTGGCATTTGTTACAGTTAGATTATTTCTGTTGTACACAGATGCAATAGTTTGTATAGCCTCATTACTAGGATCAGTTAAATGTTCAAATGTATTTTGTGTAGTAAATAGTTGATAACATAAAATCAATAATAAAATGACAGTGACAATTATTATTTCAGTGGTTGACATTATATATATATATTCCAATATTATAATGAAATCGACCAATATTTTATTAGAACACTTATTACAATACTTATTAACTTTACAATTTGGAGGGAAATATAAATGGAAGACATTAAATCATAATGGTGTATTATTTCCATCAGAATATGTGCCTCATGGCATTCCTGTAATTTACAATGGTGAGAAAGTTCAATTATCTGCTGAGGCTGAGGAGGCAGCAACAATGTATGCTAAATATGTTGATACTGAATATACGCAGAACAAAACATTTAATAAAAACTTTTGGAATGATTGGAAAAAAATATTGGGGAAAACACATGTGATACAAAATTTGGAAAACTGTGATTTCAAGCTTATTTATGACCATATTTTGGCAACCAATGGCAAGAAAAAAGATGAATCAAAAGAAAATAAAGAAGAGATAAAAAAACAAAAAGCAATT